ACAGTAGGTTACGGCAGACTTTATGCCGCCCTTGGTGCAAACCAATCAATCAATATGCTGGTGCGGTGTTTCAACGTGGAGGTGCCCGACTACACGCAAGAGCTCTATGTGGTGTTTGAGGATGAGACACAGTTTAGGGTTGCACAAATCCAAGAAATAGTCGAGGAGGGTGCGATTGACCTAACTCTTGAAAGATTGGAGGAATATTATGATCTCGGATAGATTATCCCAAATCGGACAGGGGTTGGCTTCAATCAACCAAAACTCTTTCCACTATTGGAGGAGTGCTCCCAAAGGTGTCAAATCCTACATCGTATGGGCGGAGAATAACGAGGGAAACTCTTTTTCCGCTGATAACCATAAACAGAGACAAGTGATCGAGGGCTCCATCGACCTGTTCACGAAGAATGAGTTCGATGCACAGGTGGAGGAGATCCAAGAACTCCTTGAGGAGCTCGGGGTCGCTTGGAATCTTGAATCCGTACAGTATGAGGAAGAAACAGGCTTCATACATCACGAGTGGATGTGGAGGATGAGATAATGGCTAAACTGACAATCGGAAACGGTGCTGAATATGTCTCACAACTCAAAAACCTTGAGTTTTCCGCTCCCGATTGCATCAAAAAAGCCGTTTATCCAGCGGCGGGGATTGTTGTAAAAGCCGTAGACCATGCCATTGATGCGTTGCCCGAAGTGAGCCATCCCGGTGACGGAGTGACACCTTTACAGAAAAAGGGTCTACACGATGGTCTTGGTATTGCCGACTTCAAGAACGATAGCGGTTATATCAATGTCAAAATAGGTTTTGACGGATACAACGACCTAAAGACCAAGAAACATCCACAGGGACAGGCGAATGCGATGATCGCACGAGCGATGGAGAGTGGGACATCCTACTCCCGGAAACATCCCTTTGTGAGTACGGCTACAAGAGGAGCCAAGGCAGAAGCCGAGGACATCCTCGAAAAGACACTGAATGAAGAAATAGCAAAAATTATGGAGGTATAAAGATGGCGGCTGGACGTGTAGCAACAGGCTTTTCCAAGCCCTACGTTGCAAAGTACGCAAATACGGCTGGAGTAGTTTCCTACTCTGACCCTATGATCCTTGCAAGAGGTGTGGATGTTACGCTTTCCCCGGAGAGCTCCGATGACAACACCTTTTATGCTGACAACCAAGCGGCAGAGAACGCTGGCGGAGTGTTCACAGGTGGATCTGTGGCTCTGACAGTTGACGGTCTCTTGGCGGCGGCAAAACAGTTCATTTTCGGTTATCCTACTGCTGGACAGGACGGATGGACAGAGGTTGGCGATTCCGCAGAGGTGCCTTATGTAGGTGTTGGATACATCACAAGGTACATGAGCGATGGTGTGACCACCTACGTTCCCACGATTCTGTGTAAGACCAAGTTTTCCTTACCCGAGGAGAGTGCGGCAACACAGGAGGACGAGATCGATTGGCAGACCACTTCTCTTACGGCTACGCTGATGAGAGATGATTCTTCTAACCACAATTGGAAGTTAGAGGGATCTGCTTTCTCCACAGAGGCGGAGGCAGAAGAAGCCCTTACGACAAAATTAGGTCAATAAAAGGAGGGAAATATGATCGGAACAGGTTACCTTTTCAACGTAAGAGCGAGGATAAACATTGCCAAACTTTGCAGAGGTGGGAAGTTTGAGAACCTCGGAGAGTTGTTTCAAGGCTCTGACGAGGAGAAAGTTGAGAACCTCTACAAAGTAGGCAAAATCCTCAATAATGAGTTTGAGAGAAAGCAAAGAAAAGACAAGGGGCTGGATGTGGATATGACGGCAGACTATTCGACCATCTCCCTTGACGAATTGCTCGATCTGGAATCCTTGGACGATTTCGAGACGGAGGTTGTAAATGCAATCCTCGGAGAAAAAGCCACGGTTGAGGCTGAACCGTCCAAAAAATCTAAAAAAAAATCGAGCTGAATGAATCGTGGATCATGTACTACGGTTTTCAGATGAATATGAGAAAAGATGAAATCCTTGAATGCCCTTGGGGACAGTTCATGGATTTTTTAAATTGTAGAGCGATAGAGAATGGGGCAAAGCCAAAGAAAAGGGCTTTAACCTATGAGGAGGCTATCGCATTGAGGTGATCGAATGGCGGTAAACATCGGGCCGAAAATCGGTATAGACGGCGAGGCGGAATATAGGAAACAGATTCAAGGCATTATCCAAGAGACAAAGACCTTGGATTCACAGATGAAGAATCTGAAATCCTCTTTCGACAAAGAGGGAGCCTCCATCAAGCAGAATCGGGAATACAAACAACTCCTCACGGAAAAGATCGAGGCTCAAAGCCGTAGGGTTGAAGAATTAAACTCTATGCTGGAGCAATCCACGCAGAAGTACGGTGAGAACGATACCAAAACGCTGAAGTGGAAACAGGCGGTCGAGGATGCCACGGCAGACCTCAACAACATGAACAAAGAACTTGAGGAGATGCCGTCTGACCTTGAGATTGTGGGAAACAAGTTCGAGGCGGTCGGAGGTAAGATTTCCTCAGTTGGCGATACGATGACCAAGTTCGTGACGGGTCCCATTGCGGCTATCGGTGCCGCCTCTGTTGCATCGTTCAAAGAGATGGACGAGGCGATGGACACTATCGTCACAAAGACGGGAGCCACGGGCGAAGCCTTGACCGATATGCAAGACCGGGCGAAAGAGATGGCAGAGACAATCCCCGTGTCATTCCAGAGTGCGGCGGATGCGGTCGGTGAGGTCAACACACGATTCGGGCTGATGGGAGATGATCTCCAAGAAGTCTCCACGGCTTTCGTGCAGTTCGCAGAGATAAACGGGACGGATGTATCCACATCTATTGATTCCGTGCAATCAGCGATGGCGGCTTTCGGTATATCCGCACAGGATGCCACTCTATATCTCGACACTTTGAATAAGGCTGGACAGGATACGGGAGTGAGCGTTGACCAATTAGCCTCTGACCTTGCCACAAATGCGGCTGGGCTGAAAGAGATGGGCTATTCTGCATCGGATTCGGCTATGCTCCTTGCGAATCTGTCAAAGAATGGTGTGGATTCCGCAAGTGCGATGACGGGCTTGAAAAAAGCCTACGCTGAATCCTTAAAGACGGGTGTATCAATGAATGATATGCTCTCCGACCTTGAATCACGGCTCCAAAACTCCGACACACAGGCGGATGCGGCGGCAGAGGCTCTTGAGTTGTTCGGCACAAGGGCTGGTGGTTCGTTGGTTGAGGCTTTGGAATCGGGGCGGATGTCTTTCGAGGCTATGGGGACATCAATGAGCGATTTCGCCGGGAATGTATCATCGACCTATGAGGGCACTCTTGACCCGTTAGATCAGATGACCACGGTGATGAACCAATTAAAGGACATTGGAGCCGATCTTGTGGTTACGGCGGGTCCTATGCTCACAAAGATGATGCAGACATTGAGCGATGTCGTTGGTAAGTTGGCTGATGCGTGGAATGGGCTCGATGAGGGTCAACAGGAATCCGTCATCAAGTTTGCCATGTTGGCGGCGGCGATAGGTCCAGTGCTTTCCATCGTGGGTAGGATCACGACAGGAATCGGCGGTCTGATGACAACCTTTAGCACCTTGACACCTATGATCAGCACCTTGGCGAGTGGTGCGGCGGCGGCAATACCAGCCATTGCTGGATTCGTTGCTCCGTTCTTACCGTTTATCGCCATCGGTGCGGCGGTTGTGGCGGCTGGGGTCCTAATCTATAAGAATTGGGACACGATAAAGGAAAAGGCTGGCGAGTTAAAGGATGCCGTAAGCACGAAGTGGGACGAGATAAAGACGGCAACCTCCGAGAAATGGGAGGAGGTCAAGTCAAAGACCAGCGAAGTGATGAACGCAGTAAAAGAGGCATCCGCACAGAGAATGTCAGAGATCAAGCAAGCATTCGAGGAAAACGGCGGAGGCATCAAGGGAGCCGTTGCGGCGGCTTGGGAGGGCATCAAAGGCAATTATCGTATGGGCTTTAATGCAATCAACACCTTGACCAATGGAAAACTCGGAGAGATCGCTGGTGCATTCCGAGGCAAGTTCACGGAGCTGAAAAACAACGCTTTGAGTTGGGGTCGGGACATTATCTCCAATCTCATCGAGGGCATCCGTCAGATGATCGACAAGGTGAAGAATGCGGCGGAGGATGTGGCAAAGGCTATCGCAGATAGGTTGCACTTCTCCGAGCCCGATGAGGGCCCTTTGTCTAACTTCCATACCTATATGCCCGACATGATGGATATGCTATCAAAGGGAATGTTGGACAATCTCGGCAAGGTGGAAACGGCGGCAAACGAAGTGGCTGGGGCTATTGCTGGATCAACCTCTAATTCATACAACTACGGCGGATTCACTATCGTTGTGAACGGTGCCGAGGGTCAAAATATGAATGAGTTGGCAGACATCATTGAGGATAGAATCAATTCAAAGATAGCATCACAAAAGGCGGTGTGGGCATGAGTTTTTTAACAATAAACGGTGTTTCGTCATTAGATTACGGAGTGCGGATTTCGGGCGGTGGGACATACGGCTCACCCGACAGGGATGTTGAGGAGGTCAGCATCCCCGGACGAAACGGCACTCTGTTGATCGACAATGGACGGTTCGAGAATATCGAGGTGAAATATCCAGCATATATCCCCGACAAGTTCCCCGAAAAGATGGCACGGTTCAGAGCCTTTATGGGTACGCTGACGGGGTTTAAGAGGTTAGAGGATACTTACCACGCAGAGTTCTTTCGATTGGCAAGTTTTAGCAAGGGACTATCCCCGAAAACGACACCTTTGAACCGTGGAGGAGAGTTCGACATCACATTCACTTGCAAGCCACAGAGATGGCTCAAAGAGGGCGAAAACGAGGTGATACCGGGGGAAATACTCTATAACCCTACTCTTTATCCCTCAAAGCCTAAAATCCGTTTATACGGCAAAGGGACGCTTACTATTGGGGAGTATGAAATGACGGTTGACCCGTTATATCCCAACGAGTACATCGACATAGATTGCGACCTTATGAACGCATCCTATGGAGCGGTGAATTTCAACAATTACATCTCGGGTCAGTTCCCTGTTTTAGAACCGGGGGACAACGAGATTGAGTGGACGGGGGATTCCTTGACGATCATCCCTCGCTGGTGGACGATATAGGAGAGCAGAATGTATCCGATACTTTTTGAGGGCAATACAACATCTTTTGATTCATACGGGCTTGGAGTTTTAAGCGATTGCGTGTCGTGTGTGGTAAGTGAGGAGAGAAACGGAGCTTATGAGCTGGAGATGACCTATCCCGTGGATGGGCTCCACTTCTCCCAGATCACGCACTCTCGCATTATTTATGCCAAGCCATCGGACGGCGGAAACAATCAAGCATTCCGCATCTACAAGATCACCAAACCACGCAATGGCATAGTCACGGTCAATGCGGAGCATATTTCCTATCAATTAAACTTCATACCGACAGGCGGAGCGGAGGCTACCACTTGCCAAAACGCTTTGAACGGGCTCAAGAATAACGCTTATGAGAGTTGTCCGTTCACGTTCTATTCCAACAACACAAAGGCTGGGACATACACACAGAGTGCTCCAGCCTCTATCCGTTCACGTTTGGGCGGTACACAGGGCTCAATCCTTGATGTATTCGGCGGTGAATATGAATGGGACAATTTCACGGTCAAAAACCTTGCGGATCGTGGAGCGGACAATGGAGTGACCCTCCGCTACGGGAAGAACATCACGGACATAAAGCAAGAGGAAAACATCGAGAACACCGTCACGGGGGTATGCCCTTATTGGGCGAATGAGGAGACTTTAGT